TCCCGCCATACCCTTATCTATGCGTAATATATTATAATTTACGGCATAAATCGTAATTTCCTCCGTCTCCGCGCGCTCATAACCCTTTTTCACGTTCCTCAATATGATTTTTGCGTTATCGAGTCGGCTAAAATTGCATGTCCCTGTTGGTTTATAACTGGACGCGTCTAGACAGAAGTGGTAGGCGAAATACCTTGTGTAAAATGGACAATCTTTATCTTCGTCATATTGGATAATTCCAAATTTTGTATGATTATAATTCTGAACGATATGGAAATATAACGGACTCATATTCTCTAATAACGGAGTTCCGTTTATTTGAATATCGGCGGATTTAAATGATAAAAAGTCCTTTTCAACGACGGCCTGTTTTGTCGTAAAACCGAAAAACAACGATTTTACGGGATGAT